ACGGTAAAGGGCTATGGCTTCAAGCCCGGATATATCACCTACCGAACCGAGGACGATTACCAAAAAGAACTGAAGGCTATATTTGACAACAACAATGAGGAATTGCTGACCGCCGAACTGGCAACAGACGTACTCGTCAATGGCCAGGCTTTCGAGCTCTTGCGCATTGCTGAGGATGGAAAGACGATACGCCAGTACCGCATAGAGCCAGGCACCGGGGCCGCTGTCTACGATGATACCCTTGACCAGTCCATGATCGCCTTCGTGCATATCGTCACGATTCAAGGCGAAACCGTAGACGTTGTACAGCGGGTCAGAACCGTTTATTATAAAGACAAATATATCACCACGACCGGGAGCGGCAAGGAATGGCAAGCGGAAGGCGTATACAAGTCGCACCCGTTCAAGGACATTCCCGCCATAGAATACAACTGCTCAATGGACAAGATATCGTTATTTCAGGCCGTCAAGGGCTTGATCGATTCGCATGATAAAATTATATCAGACAGCTATGTCAACGAAGGGGAGCGCTTCTCCGATGCCTACCTTCGCGTTATCAAAAAGCTGCCCGCTGATATAGCCACGAAAATAAAAGAACTCAGGATATTTGACGATCTCGGCGATAGTTCCCCAGGCGAGAGCGTAGCCAATAAAGTTGACTTCCTGACCAAGCCTGACAGGGGAGCTTCAACCGCAGAAAGTGCAGACCGCTTTGAGCGGCTTATATACGACCTGTCGATGGTAATAAATCCGAACGACGAGGGATTCGGCACGGCCTCCGGAATCGCATTGCGGTACAAGCTCCTGCCGATGGAATTCCTGATGGCTGATATCGAATCGTATTTCTCCAAGGGATTGCAGCGGCGCATAAAACTGATTGACAATGCAACCGGGAACGCCAAGCCTGTCACGCTCAACTGGCGGAGAAATATCCCGATAGATATTGACGCGCTCGCTGCCACTGTCGGCAATCTCAAAGGTACGCTGTCAGACGAAACCATACTGAAGCTATTTCCCGCCGACATTATTCCAGATCAAGACGCCGAGATGAAACGGCTGGAAGAAGCGGCGATGAATAGACTGCCCGATATTGATAAGGTCGTAACGGCATGACAGCCGACGACCTATTCAAGAGCATCGACAAGCGAATTGACAAGCTTATAAAAATACTTGAGCATGAAACGCAGGTCGAATATCTGTCACGAAGGAAAGCCGTGCTGGATGCCGTCCGGGGCATATGGGACGCGGCCGCCATAGCGACGCCAGGAAAAAGTGCAACTGTGGGCAATGTGCTATATGTTTCCAAGGCCGAAGCGTACAAATTCGGGCGCATGGAAAAGTTTGAAAAGTTGATTGCAGAGCAGGCCAGAATATCCGCCGTGAACGATATAGCGAACCTCCAGCGTACCGGGGTAAAGATCTATACGACGCAGTACAACGGCTATGCCTGGGCATACTCTCAAGGCTACTCGTTGCCGATAACTGGCGGGGCAGACACTACGCTCGTGGCCAGCGCGCTATATTCAGACTTTTCCGGGCGAGTGTTCACGGATACGGTCCGTAAAAATCTTGGCGCATACGCTGACAATATAATTGCATCGGTTACGCACGGGCTGAACCAGGGCGAATCGTTCTCGAAAATAGCAAAATCACTTACTGAAGTAACCGACCGGGCATATTCCAACGCGCTGCGAGTGGCACGTACCGAGGGCGGCCGCATACAATCGCAGGCATATCTTGACGGTCTCGGGCTACTTGACGAGATCGGCGTTGAGTATGAAAAAATGTGGATGGCCAGCATCGACGACAAAACGCGCGAGGATCATATCAGCATGGATGGCAAGATGGCCGACAAGGATGGCATTTTCCACCTTCCAAGCGGCGCGACCGGCCCGGCACCAAGGGAAACAGGGAATGCTTCGGATGACATCAACTGTATACCTGAATACTCTGTCCCCATTGGAATGGAAACAGAGATTATGTATAAACGATATTACGACGGTGATTTAGTCGATATCAAAACGGCATCCGGTAGTAATATCAGGATTACGCCTAATCATCCGGTACTCACCGATAAGGGATGGGTCGCCGCGAACCTTATTGACATAGGAGACAATATAATCAGCGTGAGACTGCGAGGGGAAAGTCCTGCAAGGGAGCCAAACGTACAAAACAGACCACCCGTTGCGGCAAAGGTATTCGATCTTTTTAGCATCGCCCCTCACAAGAGGATTAATGGAACCGATAAGCAATTCCACGGCGACGGGGAAAAGTCCGATGTCGATATTATATCTATCGACCGCAAGTTGTGGGACAGGTTTTTCTCCTCTGTCTATAAGCCATTGGCAAAGTTCAACCTCGCCCTTTCCGATATACGTTCCCCTTGCCTGCCTGCTAATAGCCCGAGCAATAAGCTCAGATTTTCCTCGCTTAACGCCTCTGACCGCATTATGGGCATTTTCAGCCAATTTGCTTCTTTCATCAGGGCTAGTATTAGCCATGCGTTGATACATTGCCGCAGACCTATTGCGCGGAACAACCCCATTAGCAATAAGTATTTTTCTAATAGTGCTCCTGCTAGTGTCCAGCGCAGCGCTAATCTGTTTTTCGGAAACGCCGCTAAGGTATTTGCCGACAATGTCGTCGGCGTCAATACAGTTAAATACTCCGGCCATGTCTACAACCTCCAAACTAAGCAAGGATGGTATGGATTATATAATGACAATGGCAATATGTCTGTAGTCCATAATTGCCGATGCAGTGCGCTTACAATAATCGGCGGAGAAAAACCGACCGAGCGCCGGGTACGGGAAGAGGGTATAGTCCCGTATGAAACATTCACCCAACGGTTAGAGCGCGGCGGAGAAATACCGATGCGCGACGTGGTAAAAGCGCGCGAATAAAGCCTCTTGCATATTTTGTAAATGTGAAATATATTGAAACAGGCGGTCTAGGAAGATCGCATAATCCAACGACAGCATCGCGCGGACATAGTTCGAGCGGCGCGGAGGTTCAAGGCAATGGCAGAACTCGATGATCTTTTGGAATTTGTACCCGAGGACAAGCGGGAAGCGTTCAAGGCCAAGGGCGCCGGATACGTTCGGTTGACCGATGACGTAGCGCTTGCACATGTAACGGCTTCGCAGTCGTTACGCGATAAAGTATCTCGCCCCGTTGCGGAGGCGGCTCTCAAGAACTTCCAGGAGCTAAAGCTCCCAGACCTTCTGAAAGTCGAAGCCGAAAAAGTACGAGCCGAATACAAGCCGAAGGACGAGACGCCGGAGCAGAAAGAGCTGCGGGAGATGCGGGAATGGAAAAAGCAGGTTGAAGCTGATAAAAAGGCCGAGACCACAAAGGACGCACTGAGGAAAAAGGCCGGTGAACTGAAATACGACCCGCTCAAGGCGGAACGGTTCTACACCATGCCGGACGCCGAGGAAGTCCTGACCTCCATAGCTGCAGATTTTGCCGCGAAAGATGCGAAGATTGCCGAGCTTGAAGCGAAGATAAAGTTCGGAGACAAGGCGCCAGCCGGTGGAGGCCCCGCCGGGGGTAACGTTGTTACCCAAGCAGCCTATGACGCGATGACCCCGGCACAACAGCGCGAAGCAATGCTGAAACCCGGAGCGCAGATCGTCTAATGATACGCAAGGAAGTAAACCATGGCTAATACGCTAACCGCTATAGCCCCCACGCTATTCAGCGCCGCCCAGCAGGTATCCGCCGAACCGTTCGGCGCGATATCGGCTATAAATGCCAATTTCGATAACAAGGGCGTAGCCATAGGCGACGTAGTAAAGGTCCCCGTAGCTCCCGCTGGAGCCGCCGCGCCCTATACTCCGAGCATGAACCTGAACGGCGGAAACGCTGGCACCGATGCCATAGCTGCCGAGGTAGACGTTACCATCACGGCGAACCTCGTCTCTACCTGGCACCTGACCGGCGAGCAGGAAAAATCCCTGATGAACGGCGGGAACGACCGCGAATGGTTCCGCCAGATGGTAGCCCAGAAGATGCGCGTACTCCGCAACGCCGCCGACGCTGCCGCATGTCTCGCGATCAAGAACGGCGCTTCCCGCGCCATCGGTACGGCAGGAACTACGCCCTTTGCCACTTCGATGGACGAGCTTGTCGATATTCGCGGTTTGCTCCGAGCCAACGGCATGCCCTTCGCCGATGCCCAGGGCGTCCTTAACGGTTCCGCCGTAATCAATCTCCAGAAGCTCGGTACCTACCAGCTCGCCTACGCCGCCGGTTCCGATGCCGAGCGCCGTTCCGGCCTCCTCGGTAATCAGTTCGGCTTCAAGCTCCGAGACTCTGCCGGCATTGTCCAGCACGTAAAGGGAACCGCGACCGGATACAACGTCAATCTGGCGGCTGGATATCTTGCCGGGGATACTACGATAGTCGTAGACGGCTCCGACGCTGGAACCATCCTCAATGGCGACGTTATCACCTGGGCCGGCGACGCCAACAAGTACATCGTTCTTTCGGCCTCCGCCTCGGGCGCCGCTACTGGAAACATCGTACTCAACAGGCCCGGCCTCCGCGCTTCGCTGGCCGATACGGTCGTCGGCACCACGGGCGGGAGCTACACGCCTAACCTCTTCTTCGAGCGCTCGGCGGTCGTCGGCATCATAAGGCCGCCTTCCATCCCCGCGAATCCATCCATCGAGCAGATGCTCGTATCCGACGAGTACGGCCTCACCTATCTGGTATGCCGTGTCGTAGGCGATGGCCTGACCACGTGGCGCGTGCACCTGGCTTACGGCTTCAAGGCCGTGCAGCCTGAGCACATTGCCATTCTTCTTGGCTAGCAACCAGGGCGGGGATACACTCCCCGCCCATTTTCTTACAGGAGACAAACCATGCTTTTTACAACCGCCGAGGCCACAAGGCTTGACAAGTCCAACCCGGAACTGGAGCGCACCGGAGCCTTCAACCGCGTGAAATATGCGCCGGTAATTTTCCAGTACAAGATTGAAGCCGACGCGACCGGAGCCCCCACAGCCTTCGTCGCCCCTTTCCCGATGGAGATCAGCGACATCACCGTACTCGCACAGGCCACTGTGGGCGGTGGAACCGTGACCCCGCAAAAGGGAGCTGACGCCATGTGCACGGCTATCGTATGCGCGGTGGACGGTGTCGTTTCGCGCATGGCGGCCGGTGCGGTAGTAGCCAACAAGGCCCGCCTGATACTCACTACCGGAGATATCGTGAAGGTCGATACGGCCAACGCAGGAGATCGCGGCATCGTGACATTCTTCGGCATGAGGATCTAGGCTATGAAGCGCGGCGGAATCGATCATAATTACGATGAGCTAACCCGCACTCCGGTATTCATGGATTACACCCATGGGCTTGTGCACGATGGGCGGGTGTTCGGATTTCACGTTGAAGATATCGACCTCGATGCACTCGAAGTCCATAACATAGTCTTTACCACCGGGGCGAAGCGCGTTCATGTCACCCTTACTCTGGAGGGCATAGGCGGAGATATCCCAACGACGATATGGCGGGGGCCGACCGTAACCGCCGCGACAGGCACCGCCGTACCCTCAGACAATTACAACGACGACTCGTCCA